GAGCGAATGTCTCTTGATAATCTTCACCCATCAACGCCATTTCTTTTTCATAAGTGGATAGCCCAGATTCAATTCTAAGAATCGATTCTTTTACTTCTTTCAGACCATCAATCGCCATCCTTCCTGAACCTATCCATTCAGCATTACACCATGACGATTTTGCCTCATAGAAATCGAATTTTGCTTTACGCGGAGGGGTGATTATTTTTCTCTGAAACGCTTCTTCAAGCCAAAGTGCATAACACATCGATGCAAAACGAGCCGCGATAACCTTTCGCCGACCCATAAAATAACGCCAACCTTCCATCATTGAAGCTCTAGCGGAACTATAAGTGGTTTTACTGTAATCCTTAGATAGCGCTTCCATCGGCACATTTAAACCCGCCGACACCCAGCGAAGAATAGATGACTCTAAATCAACAAAACCGCTATCGACGTTACCTGACGTGTGTAGATTCAATTTTTCGCCAGGTACCAAATGAGGAATTTTAACGCCGTTCATTTTGATGTTTGCGCCCTTGTGGTAATTGGCCATCATTGTCATCCAGCTGGTTATGTTCTTCTCTGCATCACCACCCGCACCAATCATTTCAAACGCCGCTTGGCTATCTAGCTCACTCTCAATGACAGCTGCGTACATAGAATTAACGATCGCATTCTGTAATTTTGTACTCTGAAGCTTTCCAAGCATGTGGAGTTGCTCCATTACTGATAGAAACTGGTTAGCACCTCGCGTCTGGCCATCGTCTTTGGGTTCAAAAACATGGATAAACTGTTGACGACCCCACTTAGTTTCTCTAGAAACACGCTTCCACTTATATCCGAGCCCCGTGCCAAACCCGTAATCACCCACTTCTCTAATAAATGCCGCTGTCGCTGCACCATGGCTATCAAGTTCTATCCCACCACGCAAACCACTTGAGTTCATCAGGCCATTGGGGTTGCTCACTCGGTTAGGGGTAATCATTTTTATAGCTGTTTTGTAGGCGGTGCCGGGTCTATCAATCCACTCAGCTGCCGCCATCGCTTCACCTTTGGTGGTATGAGTACCAACGGCTTGGCGAACCAACATCGTAAACGTCTTAGTTCGCTCTGCATCGATGTAACAATTAACCGGATCTTCTGCATACTCATTCCATGCCGCTTCGATATCAGTTCCCATGGATCTTGCATCGGCTTCTGATATACCCAACCGTCTCCATCTAGGCTTTGCACTCAACCGGAATAAATGGCCAACAATATTGTCAACATGCAACTGTATTCCGTTCGCAGCAATGCCATGATTTCTAGCTAAATCATCAGAACGAGCGTTACCCAATTCAAGCTGAGGCAATAAAGCAGCGTCGGCCGTCTGTAGTGTGGGCTTCCACTCGGACAATTGACCACCGTAACCCGCCCCAGCTCCCTGATAACTTGCCGTCATCGGTTGGCCAGAAACATCTAATATCTGAACGTTTTCCATTAACAAATCCTCGCTGGACCACGACGACTGGAAGAAGAGCCGAGTTCTAGTTTGAGTAAATCTATGTATTGCTTTAGCTGATATTTATCAGCCTGGGTATATTCAACTTTTCGGCCGTCTCTTTGTAAGCTAGCGACAGATCGACCGGTTAATAATTTATGGTAGGCACTTTCTGCCTCTAATAGCTGTTGCTCAGTTGCCATGACCTAACATCCGTCCAAGAGCCTCCATCGATAGTTCCGAGGGAGAACGTTCGTTTTCAGCTGATTGAGTATTAGCAGAAGTGCTAACACCTTCAGTGCTGGGTTTATCTGGACTTAACAAATCGCACTGCATCAGTTCAGACTCAATTGCATCCCACTCAGCGCCTTTCTTTAAATGAACCCTTAAAACTCGTGAAGCATGCAGTGCGTAAACCTCACAATCCAACGCCTCATTTCTTATGCCAGACCTTTTCTGCCACGCAAGCTTGCCGCGAAGTGTCCTATGAGGCGCTTTTACTTCACTGGTAATCTGCTCGAAATAATCAGATCGAACCGTTTTATAATAATGAATACGGCCTGCACCGAGACCAGTGAGTTTTAAGCGGTTTGAAAACAGGTCTTTAGCGCGATTGGTACCCACCATAAACACTTGAAGCCCAAACCGTGACGCTTTCGTGTTGTTGTTTAAATCAACTTTCTTAGGTGTTGAAACAATTTCCTTTTCGAGCATTTGATCACCCTTAATGGCCATCACTCGCACACCACGACCTTTACGCGATCTCACATAGTGATACACCGCATCATTAGTATTGCCATCACCGCTATCAATACTGGCCGCAGATACTCGAATTGGAAAACCTTTAAGACTGGGATAAACCGAAAATATAAGCTGATCCAGCTCACTCCACACCGGGTCATTCTTATCCGTTGTCGAAACAGCGGCTGGCAACTCACCCCAATAAATTAACCAAGACTCTTCACCACGACCCCAAGCTCTAATAATAACCGCCAGTCGGTCATGCTGAACGTCAACACCTACAGTGATAATAAGACCGCCATGAGGAACCGACTTTTCTTGATAATTTAACGCCCTATCCTGCAATTCAGCCGTTTCTGGTAAGTCAGACTTAAATTCATACGGCTTTCCCTCAGAGCTATTCGTAAATGCAATAAGGTCACCAAAATCACCGTTTTCCGCTTTATGCTCAGCTTCTAATCTTTTTTTAACCAGTTCTTTATGACAACTGCCCGGAAACGGACTATAGAGTTCGTTAATAAAGAAGCCCGGCGTATCGCTTTCTGAAGTTGCGCACCACTTTGCACTTCTGATATTTCTAATACGATCATTATCATTCCATTGAACCCCACAGTCAGGACAAACGTAATACGCTGTTTCAGGCCTCTTGTGACCGTAAACGGGGTGACTAAAATCAGGATCATCATCACAGAGAAGATAAGCAAAATCTAAAACATGCGACGCACCGCATTCATGACAAGGTACAAACAGCTTTCGCTGATCTGAACGGTTATATGCCGCCTCAACTTCAGAAACACCTTTTATCGTCGGCGTACCGCCATAAAGTATCTTTCTACGATAAAAAGACTTCGTTCTCTCCATCAGCAACTTAATAGTATTGCCTTGGCCTTTAACGTCAGCATTTGTGTCGTCAGGCTCTTCAATAATGACCACTGGCGCAGGCGTCGATTTAACACTACTCGCAGAGTTAGACCCAACAAGCTTCAAAAATCCACCGGGGAACTCCTTAAACAAGTTGCTATTCCCATCGGCACGACCTCGACGTAAATCGACTCGATCTCTTATCCGTTCAGTCACCTCGACCATAGGCCTAAACTTTTCTTTCTCATACTCCTTAGCCGCCCCCTCTTTAGGAAACATCATAATGATGGGGCAAGGGTCAACATCGATTCTTCGAGCGATATAATTATTAACAACGCCATCAGTCCAGCCCACTTGAGCCGACTTCATACACACAACCATACTCACTGCCGGGTCATCCAGCACATCAAGAATTTCTTCAATATAAGGCGTTGTTGCCGTATTAAATTTGCCAGGTCTTGCAGAGCTTTTAGCTGAAATTCGTCGGTATTTATTAACCCAATCTTTAGTGCTAATTTTCTCCGGTGGCACCAGAGTCTGAAACAATGTCTTCATTATCGACCGAACTGCAGGGGTCGTATCTAGATAATGAGCTGAGTGCATTGTTCACTTCCGTTTCAATAATACTTAAATCAAGATCAATCCCGTACTGAATATCAACCGTACTTTTCACTTGTACAGCTAGAGACAGCAAGGAGGTCTTTAATGCGGTAAAACCATTTTGTAACTCAGGCAATAGTTGATCTTTATTGACCAGAACTTCTTTCTTTTCTGCCAAGTTATATAACTTCAACTCTCGATCAACACGCTCAGTTAAAACACGCTCTTTCGTTAGATCGAAACCATCACCAGAAAGATGACCAGACGCCTTAGCTCTCATATCCCGAATGTAAGCCGTTCTAATGGTATCCAGAGTCTCAACACGATGATCAAGATTCAGCGCTTTTAAGACATCTCGTACACGTCGCTCAGAGAGATCAAGATGAGATGCAATATCTGATTGAGTTAACATAAGCTATTGAACCCATAAAGGAATCGGAACCCCCTAGTAAAATATCTATTCTTTGATCGTGACTGGGAAAC